TGCAGCTGATTGGCGGCCGTCATGTACTCGATAATCGCCCGGTTACCGTCAGGCGTCTGCCCGAGCCCCGGAACGGCCGTGGCCATCAACTGCAGATCCCGGTTCGACGTGGCGCCAGGCAAGCCGCCACCCTCCGACGTGCTGCGGAAGTCGGTCATAAGCTGGGCTTGAATGGACTTGATGACTTCCTGGTCCGCGGTGTTCTCAGGGATCTGCATGCCGAACAGGGATTGCGCCATGTTCTTCAGGGACAGGATGGTTTCCTGGCCAAAGCCAGTACGTGCGCCCTCGTCCAGCGCCTGCCCGATACGGGAGAGCCCGGCCATTGACTGGCGTGCCGCCGACGCCCTTTCGACCCTTGCGTTCGCCCGGTCCCCGATCCCCTCGCCGTATCTCGAGGCTGCAGGGTTCAACGGGTTGGGCATCTGGATAGTGGTTTGCGGCGCGCGGCCGGAGATACTTTCCGCCAGCAGGCGGTAGCCCTCGCCATTCGTCGGGTCGAGCCCCATCGCGCGGATTTTCTCGATGTCCGCCTGGACGTCTGCAGGAGTGATCCCGGCCAGCTTCATGGCGCGGCCCTCGAGGATCCCCGCACGTGCGGTATCGCCGGCGTCGCGGAACTTTTGCGCCTGGTCGAATAACGCCATCATCTCGGCGCTTTCCTGCTGGATGGCGCTGGCGGGAGCGGCCGCGGGAGGTGTGGCCATCGTGCCGGCAGTCTGCAGGGCGAGGAGCTGGTTCGGGTCCGACATCACCCGGGCGAACGTGGCTGGATCCGACGCGGCGGACGCCAGGGCTTGCTGCATAGGCGTGAGCTCCGGGCCGCTGAGCTGAGCCAGCAGGGCTTCGCGTACGGGGTTGTACCGTTCGGCCGCTTCATTGGAAGCCACACCGGCCTGGTACCCGTCAGCGAGCCCCGCGCCCAGTGCGTTGCCGAGCATTGCCGAACGACTTGAGGGCGCTGGGCCCCTGTAAAGAACTTCAGGCATATGTCACCACTTCGAATCACCAGTTAATGTCCGCAGGTAGCTCGGGCTACCCATGTCCCCGAATCCCTCTCCCCACAACCAGCCGTCGCCGCTACTCGCAAAATCGTTATTGAACACGCTGTCCCAGATGTTCCCGAATATGTCGGTCGTGCCGTTCCACACGTCACCCAGCATGCCCATCCCGGTTTCGAACAGGCCACCCCCGCCCCCGCTAGTCTGGTTCTCGCCCCCGCTGCCACCGAACAGCACGTCGGTGATGATGTCTCCCACCTTACTGCCGGCAGCGTTCCCGAGCGTGGTGCCCGCGGCGTTCACTATCGGGTTCAAGAACCCTGGCGTACCCGTAGTGCCAGGCACCACCCCAGCGTTGGGCGCCGCGCCGCGCAGGGCCAGCTCGAGGACCCGAGTCAGCAGCTCCTGCTGGCGTGCGAACTCCTCGCGGCCGCCTACAAGGCCCAGCTGTTCGATCAGACGCGGCAGGGCGTTGGTTTCCAGCGCCTTCACCAGTCCCTCGAGCTGCACCTTTTCCAGCGTCGGAATAGCCTGGGAGGCATCCAGCTGGCGCTGCTTGGCGTTGTCCACGGCCGTCGCCTGCAGGTTCAGGATGTCGCCCTGGCGCGCACGTTCGGAGATGAGGTTGTCCGCAATAATGCGGGAGCTGGTGTCCCCCATCGCGGTGGCCAGATCCCCCTCGAGACGGCTTTTCGCGTACTCGAACGGGCTGGACGCCCCGGGCTGGACGTACTGGCCGGCGGCGGTGAAGTTACCCCGCATGCTGCGCATTTGATCGTCGAAGCGACGTTCGAGCGGCCGCAGGGCGGCGCTGATAGCGTTCTGCAGAATGGCGTCAGTCTGGGGATTGAACGTGCTGCCGGACAGGATGGCCGAGACCAGATCCTGCCCGCGGCCCAGCACGTTCTCCTGCAGCAGCGGCCCCTGGCGGTCAGAACCCGTGGTCATGGACGTGAGGGTGTCGCGGGCGGAACGTAAGGATTGAGGGTCGCTGGTGGCGTAGTTGTTCAAAACGCCCAGGAGCTTCGTTTCTTCCGCCGTCATAGGCGACGTGTACGCCCCGGTGTACGTGCCGGTGGTGGGCTTCTCGAGGACTTCGCGCAGCAGCTTGGCGATAGGGTCAGAAAGACCGCTGAGCGTCGCCGGGGTCGTATTGACCACACTGGTGGGCTCGCCGCTTGTGCCTAAAAGAAAATCGCTTATTGCGCTCATGCCATCACCCCAGATTTACCCAAGTCGTGCCGTCAGATCCCCGAAACTTCGCCCCGGCGCTGCCGTCCGAGACATAGATTACCGCACCTTCGTGTAGCGTTGCATCTGGAAGCGTGGCCGCCGTGTACGGGCCGAGCCCCAGCGGTGCCTGCATGGTCGTCGCGCCATCGGTGGTAACCGACCGATTGAGCCTATACCCATACGTCCGGAACGTCGTCTGGAGCGCGCGTATGATCGTGCTTGTCCATCCCCTCAGGCCATTCATCCCCGGAGGGGGAGACGGGAGGGACGGGTTTTCCGGAACTGGATCCACAGGGGCACCCCTTCAGTAATTCGGCTTTGCTTCCACGGCGTAGAGTACCACACCACCGGCAGGTCACGTGCAGGTCGGTGGCGGCGTCGAATTGAGCTTTGAGCATCGCCAGCGGTATCGGTTTGAACTTCTCGGACGTCGGTCTCATCTGCCACCCCCCATTGATACGTCGAGGCCGTAGCCGATGAATGCCCAGTAGAACGCACCCTCGGCGGTGCCGAACTGGATGTCCACGTAGCGGGCGCTGATCCGCGGGGAAACGAACTGGTACTCATCCGACACCGCGAGCGCGTAGGGCAGCTCCGCCACTAGGACGCCGGCACCGTCGATGGTGTCCGACGCGTAGATCGCAACAATCATGTTGTTCTCGGAGTCCACCAGCTGTTCGGTGAAGGGGTACACCCGCAGGAGCGCCGCCTTTGACCGAATCGTGCCGATGGGCACCCGGCTCATTCTGGCGTACGCGAGCGGGTCCACCCCGTTTTGCTCGGAGACCGCATCGAGGGAAAAGATATTGCCGGCCACGTCTCCGAACAGCGTTGCCGGGTACTGGGCAAAGAAAAACTTGTCATTCCAGCGCAGGTTCACCGTGCTCCACGGCTCCGAGATTTCGTCCCAGGTCAACGCGTTGGTGCGAACGAACGGCCCGATAGCGAGCGCCGGCAGATCCCGGTAGGTGTGCGGCGTAGGGGCTTGCTCCCCGACGTCCTCCTGATAGTGCTCCACGTAGGCCGTTTCCGGCGTGCCCTCTGCAGGGTCGGCGTCGGACGTCAGCGGGCACACCCACAGCACCTCGCCCTGGGCTTCGTACTTGTAGGAGTGCAGGAGCGGGTATCGGGCCGGAGAGGTGCGACGCACGACGTCGCGCCACACGTGGGTATTGACCGGCACAGCCCGGGACCCGTCGAAGGCATACTGCCCGTCGTGACCGATGAAAGTGTGGTAGTCCGGAAAGGCGTGGATCCCCCGGGGGGATACCGGTCCGTAGGAATCGACCACGGTGCGGAATACATAGATCAGCTCCCCGCCGACGTACTCGGCCAGGGTAATGGACCTGGTCCCGTAGAGGGCCATCAGATCCCCGATGAGCACCGCGGCGATCAAGCCGTCCTCCCCGCCGTGTGCCACCAGCTCGGCCGCTTCCCCCGACACCGTGTTCTCCGGTTCGCCCGGGTTGCTCACTCGGATGGAAAAGAGTTTCAGCGCCCCACTGGTTTTGGGGGCGACGTACGTCATGGTGTTTTTGTTGCGGCGAAGGTACGCGCAGGTTTCCACATCGCCCAGATCCGGACGGTATACCTGAGTGGCGGAGCCGTCCCAAGCGACGACCGGGTCGCGCCCGTTGGTGGCATACCAGCGGTCCCCGTCAGTGCCCACCGTGTAGTCCACGCCGCCGTAGAATTCTTCGGTGAAGAACGGGGTCTGGATGTCCCCCGTGAACGTGCTGCGCAGGGTGTACGCGATGCCAGATCCGCCAGCGCCCGAGTAAGGGGTCGTCAGCGTTATGGCCGTGTCGGAGCCCACAGTCTCCACTTCGTACCAGGTGGCCGCCGGGTCGTCCTCACCGGTGGCGCCGAATGAGATAAAGTCGCCGGCCTTCGCGTTGGCCGCCCACAGCGTCCCGGATCCGACGATGTCGTCGTCGGTGTCCACCAGCGTCACCGTCCCCGTTTCATACCGGGGGGTGAGGTAGGAGACCAGGTGGGTGTCCTCGTCGTATTCGAACAGGTCGGTGGTGTTCCCAAAGATCGTTTTTACCACACCATCACGGCGGGGGAATGCCGTTATGAGAGTGACCGGCTTGCCGTCCAGGTTGACGTCGTGGAAGGGCTCCCAGCCCAGGTTATCCCGAACGATCTTGCCTTGCTTGATCCGCACGTTTCTACATGCAGTCATCGCCCGCGGGGGCGTCAGGGACGGGGCGCGGCCCAGGTACAGGCCGAGATTCGGAGACAGGATCGGTTTGAGGGGTCGCACAGCCATTGTGGTTACTCGATTAGGATCAATTCTGCTGTCAGGGTGGCGGTGGCCGCGGTCAAGCTGGTGGACGCGCTGGTGAGCGTCGGGGTGGCCCCTGTCAACGATCCCGCGCCATCGGTCATTCCGGCGTCGCCCGAGGTGTGGCTAAGAGCCCCGATTGCAAACGCCCCGTAAGTGCCGTCCACAGTTACATCGGTGGGGATCTTAATCACGACCAAGTCGTCACCGCCCGCGCCATCTCCTGAGGTGTACCCGCCGATCCAAGCCGTATTGTCTCTAACTGCAATGCAATTTAGCACAAGCCTCCCGGATGAGGGGGTTACCGCTTTTTGCCACACTAGGGTCCCGTCCGGTTCGTACTTGGCTATTACCCCTATTTCGGAGCTTACCGCGCCGTACTGCCCCACAACTAGGATATTCCCGTCCGCGTCTACAGCGCAGCCCCAGAAGTAGGTAAGCTCGGTCAAATAGAGAGCTTTTTGCCATTGAAGTGTGCCACCGGGGTTGTATTTCACAAGCGCCCCCGCGGTAACTCCCCCCACAGTTGTGACCCCGCACGCGTATATGTCGTCGGTGGCATCGACGCTGCCGGCGAGAATTAGGTCCGTCCCTACCGCATCAAGCTCCCTTTGCCACTGCAGTGTGCCCCCAGAATCATACTTGGCTACCACGCCGGTTCCCGCAGCTGTGCCCCCGACTAAAATTAGGTTATCGGAGGAGTCGATGCACCCAGGATACCCCGTGTCGTTCGTAGTCGTGGGGCCGTACATTCTACGTTGCCACTGCAAATTTCCCGACACGTCGTACTTTGCGCCGAGAAGGTCCGCCCCCGAGGACGCGACCACGCCCCCACCATTCAGATACAAATACCCATCTAAGCCTATGGACACGTGGGTGAAAAAGGGCGTATTGGTGCTGCCCGTGTGCAATCGTCGTTGCCATTGCAGGGTGCCCGACGAGTTGTACTTGGCTAGAAACGCCCCATTGGCCCCGGTGGTAGCCACCGACCCCGCCACGTATACATTCCCGCTCCCGTCGGTACAAACCCCTCTCCCCCGGTCATTCTGGGCGCCCCCGATCCGACGCTGCCACGACACCGCCCCGTCCACGTCGATTTTGGCCACGTACACGTCCCTGGCGCCGGATCCTTCGCTTTGCGTATCCGCAGCCAGGTAGCAATTTTCAGAATCGTCCACGTGAATAGCGCCGGAAAGCTCATCCGACGCACCCCCGAGAAGGAGGATCCACCCCCCTCCACGGGTGTCTCCACCACCAGCGGCCGCCAGCAAAAAGAGAAGGTTTTTACTCACCAGGCCACCCCTGAGAGACGTCAATGGACAAGGGGTTTGCAGCGCCTTTGATGTGGCCGATAAGTGCCGCCTTGCGGGAGTAGCATGCCTGCACGTGGGCGGCCACAGCTTGGCGCACCGCCGTCACCTGGGCAAAGCTGAGCTTGTGGACCTGGTCCCCGACGACGAAGTCGTATTCCGGGAGCTGCGCGGCCACCGCGAGCCCTGAGATGGCAATGCCGCCGGCGTCGGTTTTCACTCGCAAGCCGCCGACCGTGACGCCACCGTCCCGCTTGGAGATAAACACCGTGTCCAGGGCTTCCAGGACGTGCGCCTCGGCGTCCGCCCGGGTGGCGAAGCGCGGCCCGATGACCCAGCGCCGCTCCCACACTCCCGTTTCCTCGTTTTGCGTCGTCACTTGGTGCGTCGCCACGTGGGTGTCCCTGGAATACACTTCGTCGTCCACGTCCACGACCGGATCCACGCCGAGGCGGTCGGTGGTGTCCGTCGTCCACTTGTGCTCGGGAGGTACGGCCTTGCCGTTACGGCGCTCTCGATTGCGCAGCGTCGCGGCGCTCACCAGCTCTCCGGTGTCTCTGATTCGATACGTCATGCCGGCACCCCTATGTCCAGGAGGGCGACCGCGGTAATGGTCGTCCCGTTGTTCGTGGCGGCGATGACATAGTCCCGCCCGTCCACGGTGAGCGCCGGCACGACACGGCCCGGCCATTCGATGGTGAAGTCGGAGATAAAGTCGATAACGAAGTTTCCGCCGTCGGTGACGTCAATATAGATCGTCTGCTCCTCACCGCTGGCGGTGTCCGGCATGTTGATGAATTCCAGGTCGATATTTTCCGTCACCGTCAGGCGGTACACGGTGCCGTCCTCCCAGTCTATGGTGGCCACGCCGGCGACGATGGCGACATCGGTAGTGGTGCCGCGCATAAAGGTGTTCGTCCGCAGCGACCCCACCGTGAGATCCGTGGTGCTCAGATTGATGGCCAGCTCACCCCGATAGGTAAGGCGGATCTCGTTGTCCTCACTATCGAGGAAATACAGCTCCGGGAAGCCTTCGAACGCCTTGGTATACAGCAGCCCCCCGGCAATAGGTACCGGCGTGCTCGCTTGTGTGAACAGCGGCACCGGGCCATCCCCGCCGGGAACTGTTCCGTTGGTGAGCTGGACGATGTCGCCGTCGGCATTGCGATAGGCCAGGTTCCCGTCTGCGTCGGCAAAAACTTGGCCGCGGTCAGTAATGTGAACCGGAGCCGTACCGGGCACCAGCGTCACCTGCTTGTGGCGTCCTATGTCATCGTCGGCAGGATCCTCGAAGTGATCCACGCCAAAATTGGTTTTCACCGCGGCGCGTGCCGCCCGCTCGTTCGCGGGAAACTCGCTGACGATGTCGTCGTCGCCCGGTTTCGTTATATTCCAGTCTGACATTATCTCCTCCGGTGGGCGGGTCGGGGCGGAAGCCCGAAGCCATAGACGCCTTTGCGGGGCGTCAGGTTGATTCTACTCGGGAGTTTGGATCGCTTGTCCAGTCTCACCGCGGTGTCCAGCTGGGCCTTTGCCAGCGCCAGGAACTGGGCGCCGCGGTCCTCGTCCTGGTTGAATATGAAGCCGAATGCCGCGGCGCGGAACACCACGTAGAAGGGGCACAGCTCGAGGAGCTTGGTGGTGTCGGAGTCCTCTACCATCTCGGCAGAATACCCCCAGTAGGGGACGTTCACACGGTATTGGCCACCGGACCAGTCGGAGCGGCCGTCGGAGTACGGGAACACCTCGAACCCGTCGGCGGTCTCGAGTACGAACTGCGGGGAGCCGATGTCCAGGGTGGTGGCTTGGGAGAATTGACGGCGCATGTCCGAGGACGAGGATCCCCAGTCAATCTCACTCACGGCGCCATCGTTGCCGCGCAGCCACGGGTCCTCGCGCACTTCTTTCCACTCGCTATCCTTGGATCCGAGCAGCCTGGTAGCCGCCACGGTGGTGAACTCCTCAGACTGGGCCATATGCCGGAAGTTGTGGCCGCGCTCGGCTTCGCGCACAGCCTCATTCACCCAGGTTCCAAGCATGGAGCGTGTGGTCGCTGGAAGGTCGAGAACCCACTTGCCGACGTCACTTTTACAGGTCTGAAAGTCCATCGTCGCATCCTATGAATAAAAAAGCCGGGGGGATACCCCGGCTCTGCGCGCCTACACTTTGCCGGAGAACCGGTTACACCGCCGGGGGCACTATTGGCGGCACTACTGGGGGCACAGGGTCTGCCGGGGGCGCCGGTGGGGTCACCGCGGGTGCCGGTTCGGCCGCCTTGTTACCTTTGTTGCCGCCTTTGTTGCCGGCGGGCTTTGAAGCCGGCTGCGGGGGCAGCAGGCCGTCAAGCACTGGGGGCAGATCGGCTTCGGAAACGTACTTGTTACCGGTGAGCCCCTCAAAGGTAATGACCGCCTCCTCCCACGTGAGCACCATGCCCACAGTGATGAGGGTGTCGTCAGCATCGAAAATCCCGAAACGCCCTGTGACGATTTCTTTGATTTTCACGCCTTCGCCGTTGTTCTCAGCGAGTTTCATAAGGCGTTGCTGCACGGATTGGAATTGTTCTTCTACCTGCTGGGTAGCCCGTCGCAGTGCTTCCTGGCGCTGGCGCTGCATGGAATCGCTTTTGATGTCGAATCCAGCGGCGCGCGCGATGTCCTCAGATACGGGGAATCCCCGCTCATCGACATAGACGCCCGGAGAATCCGGGTACGTCCCAACGCGGAAGCCTGTAGGGTGGTTACGGATCAATACTCCGCGGTCACGATCAAATGACATTATCGTCGTCTCCCAACGATCAGAACATTCACCGTCTCAGTCCCAGTCGTGGCGATGAGCGTAGTGGTGCTCGAGTTTGTAGGTTTCCAACCCCGCACCGTGACCACGTTGCCGGAGACGGACCACGTCAGGGTAACGGTGAGCGGAGCGGTGGAGGACTGGATGGTGGCTTGAACCGAGTCGATTGTCGCAAACTCGGTCGTTACCGCCAAAACACCCGCGGCGAGGGCGCCGGAGGCAATCATTACCTCCTTACCCTGCCGCTTGGTTTCTGCCAGTGCGTTAATAGACACGGTTCAGCTCCTTAGGCGCTCGCCACGTACGGCGCGATGGGCGTGCCTGAGAACGGCAGCTCGGCGTATTCCAGCCACACGTCGCCGGTGCTGGTACCGCCTGCCGCAGTTTCTACGCACAGGGTGATGGTGTCGCCAGCCTGCACGGTGACATCGTCGCCCACAGTCTTGTAAACACCTACGCCTCGAGCGCGCGCGGCGCCGGGGTTCAAGTTACCGACACCGGAAATGTCGGCAGCCGTGCCGGTCGCTACCGGAGTCAGGCGCAATTTCAGACGCATTGGGGACAGGATCCCCGCGGCGGCATTGGCCATGACACCGAAGCGGTGCAGCACGATGGGCTTGTGAGCCACGAAGGTGAGCAGCGCAGTATTTTGCGCGCTATTCAGGTTCTGGTTCAGCGCACCAGCGACCTTGGTCAGTTGACGTTCCAGCATAGCCGCGGTCTCCTTACAGACTTGTAACGTGAATAACGCGGGCGGAGGAAGCGGCGGTCCAGATCAGACCAGCTTCCAGCGTACCAACCCAGCCCACGTCACGGAAGCGGCCCAGATCCTCAGGCAGACCAGCGCGCAGCTCGGGTTCTTCTACCACCGCCAAGCAGACTGGATCCATGCCGAAGAACACAGCCTCGCCCAGTACGCCGCCGGTGCCCAGTGTGTCGTCCAGGGCGTCATCGTGGTTCGTTTCCCACAGCATGAAGCCTTCGACGTCGCGCAGACGACCGTCCATGAATGGCCCGGTGCCTGTCGGCGCCTGCCAGTCTTTGTACTCGGGGTCATTCTTGATACCGCGAGCGGCCTTGGTGGACAGGATCGCACCATACTTGCCGTTACGGAACTTGGGCGCCTTCAGGGAACGCAGCTCGTCGTGCATTCTGCGCAGATCCGAAACGGACAGGTTGACGTCAGCAGTACCTCCGGCCGCGCCGGTGGTAGAGATTACGCCGCCTGCAGCCAGGGGGGTGTACTTCACCGGCGTGGTCTTGAACGCGTCCGCGACCATGTCGTCCACGGTGAGCTTGATCTGATCGCGCAGCACACGCTGGAACTGGTTCTGGAGGTTGAAGTACGTCAGGTTCTTCTCGAACTCGGTCATTGGGATTTTGAAACCCCACTCCGAGACGGAGATATTCATCGTGTCGATGAGCGGACGGCCTGAGGGCAGGCGGTCAATTTCAGCGACGCGTCCGGCTTTCGCCAGCGGGAAAACGCGGGTGATGGTAACGGACTGGCCCTTACCTTTCCCGAACCCGCCCTCGGTGCGTACCACACGTGCGAATTGCGCGTCGGCAATAGCCGCCTCGCGGATTTTCGCGCTCAGTGTGGGGTCTTTATACACCCCGGAAGGGGCATCATATGTCCAAGTCATTCTTAATCCCTCCTCAGGGCTTAGAGTATTCCACTATCCGACTGGGCCTTCTGCATGGCGGCGACGAAACTCATTGGTTTCTGAGGCGCACCGGTCGGCGTATTCGCTGCCGGGCGCGTCCCGCCACTCACGCCACCGGTACGATTGACCGCCGGCGTGGTTGTTACTGTAGTCGTCGGAGCCGGAGTACCCAGCTCGTCACGCATGCGCTTGGCCACCGTGGCGGCAAATGCGCTGGGGTTGGCCGCGATGGCCGCGATAGGGTCCTCGCCGCGGGCACGTCGATCACGGGCCTCGGCAGCGAGTGCAGTCTGCAGCAGCAGAGGTTTTGCAGCCAGATCCGCGTGCTCGGTTCGGAAAGTGTTCTCGAATCGGTTTGCCGCGTCGGCGCGGTTATTCGTGGTGGACATCTCGGAGCGCACGGATTGCGTGGCACGCTGGGTTGACGCCTGGACATACGCTTGCGTCCGGTTTTGCACTTCCCGGTTGTACCCGGCCAGATCCTGCACTGGATCCGGCATCCCGGTAACCAGGTCTAGGGCGGGCTCGGGTTCTGGGGCGGCCGGCGCTGCAGGAGCTGGACGGTTCGATACCGCAGTGACCAGATGGTCATACCGGCCTTGCAAGTCATCGAGGCGGGCGGCCAGTACGGCCACGTCTACGGGCTCGGCCGGCGGGGTGGCCGGTGGAGTACCTTCCGGTACTTGATCGCCAGCGGGTGCGCCCAGGTCCGGAAACGTGGGGGCTGCCATTATGGGATTACCGTGCTCATCGAACATTTTTAGATTCCTGTACGCGTAAATGGGCTGGATTTACTGATGTCGATCATAATGCCCTCGGTACCGGGCCGGCGTCAACTGCGCGTTTCGCTATGCTGCGCTTGACATCGACCGCCAGGCGCTTGCGCATGCCGCGTACCAGGAACACCGAAAGCAGAGTCTGCACTGCCATCTCCGGGGGGATCACCCCGTGGTCGATGTAGTATTGCTCCGCTTTGTGGAGCGCCACGCGCTCCTCCTCAGATGTGCGTTCATCGAACAGCTCCTGGAGCTGCTCCTTGTGGTGATTGCTGAGCGGGGGCTGGTTGCTGGCCATTGGGTATCATCCCCATGAGAGTTTTCATTGCGCTTTCGCGTTCGGTTGGTTTCAGCTCGGCCGGGTCGATACCGAACAGGACGAACAGCGTCTGGACCAGCTTTTGCGGATCCATCTCGGAGAGAAGTGCCTGGGCGAGAAGCTCGTTATTCCCGATCACATTCAGGGCGGACAGGACGTTCTGCAGTTTCGCCTGGCGATCTACGATGCCGGAGATACCGCGGACGCGGAAGGAGAACGGGTGGCCCGCGAACTCCTCACGCCGGGCATTGAACATGCGGGCAGCATCCTCCCCGATGATGTCGGCTATGGTCATAAAGTCCATATTTTGGAGAGCTGTTTTCCAGACAAGCGTCAGGGTTGGTTCCAGCAGGCGCGACTCGATGGTCCTCGCCATTGAACGTACCAACGATGACCCCGAGCGCGTTACCTGCTGGATTTCGGCCTTTGTAGTACGTGAGTGCGGCGCCATCTGGCCCAGGGCAATCTCGCTGAGCTTGGCGCCTTCCTGCAATTCTTTTTTCAGCATAGACCACACGGTCAGTGCTTCCTGCGGCAGCGTGCCCAGATCCAGCGAGCTCATAAACTTGCGCACGTCGGACACGTCCTCGGTCGTCTGGAATATGGCGTTTGGGGAGATGCCGTCGGTGAGCTGGGTGGGATCTTCCAGCATCGAAGGGTTTGCGACGAACGCCTTTACCGCGGAGGTGAACACCCCGTCCAGGATCAGGTTAGTCAGCTCGATGAAAGCGTCGGATACTGCAGTCCAATCCTCCATGTAGGTGCGGCCGTAAACTGACAGGGGCACCGTGACCATTGGGGTGTAGACAATCCAGTAGCGGCCGTGCCAGAACGGATTTTGCTCCGGGCCGCGGATGATGAATGAGTCATTCGCCACGATGGTGAGGGAATTGGAGTACGCCAGCGTGCCGTCGGGGAGGATTATCGACCCGAGCCACTCGTCGATTTTGACAATGGTGCGGCCGGCGGTTTCGCCCGTCCCCTGGCCGTGACCGGCGGACGTCTCTTTCTCGATGCGCAGCTTTTCGTCGATGTTCGTTACCAGGTTCTGGATCACTTCCGTATTGTAGAGCGGCTGGTCGGCACTGTCGGCCTGCTGAGCCATCCCCAGCAGCTCGTACTTGTCGATCTGGTACTGGCGCAAGCGGTAGAGATTGCGATTCTTTGGATCCGCCCAGTATTCGCGGGGATCTACCGTGTCCACCCCTACGAAACTTCCCATGCTGTCGGTTTTCCATGTGACCGCGACGCAGCACGCCATAATGGCGCCCAATTTCATCTGGTCCTCGAATACCGAGCTGAAGTCGGCCACATGGCCGTCGGGTGTGCGGGAGCAGCGGCCGAGGATTGCAATCATGGCCTTTGTGACGAGAGGCACCAGTGCGGAGTCTTTGCCCTCGTCCATCGTGGTGAACCAATCGCCGCCGGTATCCAACGCCTCGCGCATTGACGCCGCCCAGCGGTCTACCAGCTGCGGTACTTCCGGCATCACGTGCTTGGATTGCCAGTCGGCCTTATCGCTGAAGTCATACCGGTTCCAGTACCGGTTCCAGTTGGCATCCCATATCTCATCCCGCGGGCTCGGGCCGCTTCGACGGGCTTCCTGGGCTTCGTCACGATACCCCAGCAGCACGCTGGCGATCTGATCGGGGGCCTGTTCGCCCGCGAGGGCCTCGCCGTCTTTGGGGACGACGGCCGGCGCCGGGGTTGGATAGGGAAGTGTACTCATTGCACCAGGGCACTCATTCCGAGGATAACGGTGATGGCCGGAGTTTCAACGCCCGGCACTGTGAGCAGCGGCCGGATGTAGGTTGGGTTTTCGTGTACGGTGAACAGCCCCAGCCCGGTGATCCCGTTGGTGCCGTCACGCGTGAGGGTGGACCAGTTGGTGCCGTCCATTGAGCCCTGCAGCGCAAAAGTGGCGCTATCAAGATCTCCGATTATCTGGACGCTTTTGTTCGGGTGCTTGCCCAGTGCGACGGGTTCGCCCTCGAGATTCGAGGCGGACATGTCGGACCACGTGGCGGTAGTGTACTTGGTGTCGGTGGTTACTACCTTGAGGCTCATCGCTGTTTTCTCCCGAATACTTGGCCGTGTTCCGGAATGATCATACCCTTGCGGGCCATGCCAAGGGAAGTGCCGGGGTGTGGAGCCCGGTTATAGTACCCGCCGGGGGCGTGAACCGGTACGTTTTTGTGCGCCTGGCGCTGGATCCCCAGCGGGAAGTAGCGTGCCGCGCCGTAGCCCATGCAGTCTCCGGGGTGGCTGTGCTTGTCTTTCTTGATTGACCCATCTGCCCCTCCGCGCGGCTTGCGGTAATGCCACCCCCCGCGCAGCGCATAGTACACGTGCGACGCATTGTTCTTGTCTACCTGCACCACGCCGCGGCCGTTGATCGTGCGGGACAGTACGCCGCGCAGCGGTTCGACGCGCTCATCCACACCTTGCGGCCCCGGTCGAAACCTGCCGCCCAGTTGCTTGGTGATAACCCTCGCCGCGGAATTCTTACTATCGCCCTGATCGGGTGTGGCCAGGTTGGGGTCGCCGTCGTGCTGCAGGATGTACCCCTCGTACTGCGAGGTGAGCACCGGTTTGACCGTGTCCTCCACCAGCTGGAACATGCCGATGTCCTCACCGACGAACGAGTGCAGGATATTCCAGTGCCCGCTCGGCGCGATCTGGCTTATCACACACGTGGGGGTGAGCCCGCCGTCCCACAGCAGGCACAGGGGTACGCCGCGCACAGGTTTGAGCCCCTCGGCCAAGTGCAGGTAGTCGCTCCACCCTGGGGTGACCGGCCGGCCCACTTGCTGGTAGCCGTACTGCCCGGTGACGAAGCGGCGGACCAGGTCCGGACGGTGAGCCCAGTTTTTTGTCAGCGTGGCGTAGTAGCCGGGCGGAAGGTTGGCCAGGTTCTCCGGCTCGCGGGTCTGCCAGGCTTTGTACCCAGACTCCTGCATAGGCAGCAGCTTTATGCTTGGATCCGGCGGCGTTCCGGGTTTGACGAAACGGCGATAGGTCCAGTGCCCCTCGTCCGGGTTGTTCTGGGCCAGCTTGATGGCATACCACTTCATGCCCGGCTGCCGCAGCTGGCCGATGGCGGTGTCGAATATGAATTCCGAGACGCCGGAGCTTTCGCCAGCGGCACCGCTCGGTTCGTCGATCGCTACCCCGGCCAGCGGCATCGAGGCGATTTTGGAGGCGTCGGCGTCATCCTCGGCACCCATGAAGTAGACCGTCCCCGACAATCCAGTCTTTGCCGTGTCCCAGATGTAACACTTGTCCCCCGCCAGGTAGGTACCGAACACCTTGTCGGGAAACCAGGTCAGGAACTCTTTGAGCGTGGTGCGCTTGATATTCTCGAACGTGTCGCGGATCACCAGCCAGTTGGCCCCGGGGTTGTGCCGAGTGTGGTAGAAAATGGCCCACACCAGCCCCGCGGACTTACCCTCGCCCTTGCGGGAGGAGAACAGATCCGCCTGGGCGCGCGACTCGATGAATGCCCGCTGGATCGGGTTGGCGATAAACTCAATTTTTTGGCTCATGCGGACTTGGCCTCGAGGGTGTAGACGTTACCGGGCTGGGCGCCCATTGACAGGTTGGTATTGATGACCAGCTGTATACCCCCTGGGGTGTCACCAGGTTTCTGCATTTTTACCCCCGCCACGTCCAGCAGCATCTGCGCCGCCTTGATCCGCGCCATTGCGAACGTGCTGTCGTTCACCAGCATGCTCACCAGGGTATCGACCACAAGGCGCGATTGCTCCCTGGCATAGACCCGAATGTCGGAGCCCCCGTCATCGAGCATGCGCTTGTGCTCATCGCACATGACCAGGAATTGCTCGGACTCCTGCACTTCCTTGAGCTGCGCCGGTGATAACGAGTAGCGCACGCACAGCTGCCGGTCGTCGAAGAACCCGGCCGCCACGTCGAACGCCAGCTCATTCGCCTTGTCAATTGCCAGGGTTACCATTGCCCGCTCCTTTGAAATCTATTGTCCTGGACATCGCCGTGCCGGGCGTCTCCCGCACCGGTACCTGCCCCAGCCCCAGCTGCTTCATGGCGCTATACATCGCCCCCGTGGAGTGAGTGTACAGGTGGGTGTACTGCATGAGTAGCTTTTCACATGTGGTGGAGTTTTGCACGTTACCCGTAACTTCGGCCTCCATGAGCTGCATTGTCCAGTATTCCATCGCGTACTCCATGCGGGTGGCCATCCGGTCGTGGTAGACCACACGGCGGATGAGCAAGTCCTGCGACAAGCTGACGCCCCTGCCCGGTTGGCGTGACCCTATCTCCCTGCGCAGCTCGAGGTAATTCCCCTGCAGCTGGGCCTTCAGGTCATTGTCGGGCAGGCAGTCCAGCCAGCGAGGGGAGTAGAACGGCGGGGCATCGACCAGCATGTCGTAGGACGTCAGCTCCCTGCGGATACGGGGATTCATCTGCGTGGAACCAATGATCTTGTAGGCACCGTTCTTCCCGGTGGGGTTGAGGGCTTGGCCTTTTTTGGCGGGCATGATTTTTGGGACTCCTGGAAAATTCTGGTTACGTTTCGCGTAACGGTAAGTTTTCGGGGGGTAAAATACGGGCCGAGGGGCCCGGAGCCGCATCCGTTGGGGGCGACGGGGGCTGGGGGCATTCGGATCCCAGGCGCCACCCAGCCAGCACCTCGTCCCAACGCGTAACGAACGGTTCGATATAGCACGCTGGCAGCAAAGCGTGACCCCTGACCCCTGGCCCCCCGAGTGTGACCCCTGCCCCCATCGCACGCCCCACGACCCACGACGAGGAGACACCCAGTAGCCGGGCGGCCTCGTACGCGTTCCCCCTCGCCACGTGTAGCGCCGCGGGTATCAATTCGGGCCGGGCGAGGCCCTCCCGGTATGCCCGCCGCCCCCGGTACACCCACGGGGCCGAGCGGACTAGCTCTATATGTTCGGGTGGAATAAGCATGGCGCCCTTTATAACCGAATTGCCAAGGAGCGTCCAGCTGGGGACGCGTGGCGGCGTCACGTTCGCGGGGGCCGCACCCCGTTACGCGTAGTCTCTCCACGTCGGCCACACGTGCGCGCCCAGTCCGCTACCCGATGACGCAAGGAAGCATTGCGTCATCATTGCGTCATGCCATTGCGTCATGCCGTAACCCCTTGTCCTATATACCTTTTCTCTCTCTCTATGACGCAAGACACAAGAAAAGAGTATATAGAGTGAGACCCCCGTGCCACGCTTACGCGTACGCCCCACGCCGAACGCGTACGCCCCCGCACCCCCTCCCCCGCTCAAACACGTTTGATTGCGTCATGCGACATGCCTCCCCCCTTTTCCCAGTCCGTTCAATGGCTTACACGATGACGCAATGCCCCGCCCCTTGCGTCATTGAGACACCCCCACGACTACGCGTAACTTTCTCGCATTGGGGGCTTGCGCGTTACGCGTACACCCCCTAAAATACCCCCAACGCCCAACCACTACCCCAAGGAGTACGCCCCATGTCCCTGTCCACCTCTCTCGCACTTGCTGCCCGAATCGACCCCCGTGTGGTGTCCCTCACTCTCTACTATGGCCACCCCGGTGGCGGCCACGCCCCCTCACTCCTCGCCATGCACGTGGTCGGGGAGCGAGAAGAACGCACCGCGTTTGGCCCGGTGGCCTTGTCCGAGTCTGACGCGTTCGCCCTCATCGACGGCCGCGCCGACTTCCTCCCCGGCTACCCTGAGATTCGCCGCGTCACCTTCGACGCCGACCCGGACGCGTTCGAGTGGTTCGCCCATAGCGACGACGCCGCCCAGATGGCCACCGCGGCCGGCTACACCCTTTCCCCTTCTCGTCAGATCATCGGAGCGTAACGCCATGACCCCGAAACACTTCCTCCCCAACGGCGCGGCCGTCACCTCTCCCGACATGGTGGCCACGTGCTACGCGTGCACGCCCCGCCACCCTTCCGCGGTGGCCATGTTCGCTTGGACGCTGGATCATGCCGGGTGGACCGTCACGTCCTCCGCGGTGCTGCCCGACGCCGTACGCGATCAACTGCCCGCGGTGGTCAAAGCCGGCCCGCACGTGTACGCCCGGAATCTCATCCCCCTGTATTGGCACCGCATACCCACGTCCGGCACCATCACGCACGACATCACGCGGCATGACTTCCGGGTCAACCCCGCCACCCGTATGTGGGAAGCGTGCGACCCCGTCGGCGCCCAGTACCTCACGGACCAGCCCGACCCGGCCGACATCATCGCGGCCGAGATGGCCTTGCAATTCAATCGTGACACCTTCGCCGGCAATCCCGACGTGACGCACGTATGGCACTTCATACTCACGCCCCGCGACCCCGCGACCCACGAACGGGTCGACATGCTCGCCGGCATGGCGGGCAATATCGCGGTGCGCATAGCGTTCAACCCCGACGCCCCCGAGCACATGCTGGACGATCTGCCGTTCGTCCTGATTGACGGGGACTCCCGCACCGTGCACGAAACCATGTTCGACTATTACCCAGACGAGGAGGACGACTTCGACCCGTTCGCCGCCCCCATCACTCACGACGTTACGCGCGTCCAATATGACCGCCCGGAGTAAAGCCATGCCCACACTGTCCCCTGAAGTAATAGCGCACGCGCACGCCCTTGGATTGACCACGATCAGCACCGGGGGCGGCGCCGACTACCCCGGCCGCATACTGCCCGACGGCCGCCACGTGATTGTGACCGACCCGAGCGGGGAGCGTGCCCCCGCGCACCTATCCGCCCCGGCGTTGGTGTACGTGTACGACTCCGCCTTTGAGTATGTAGACCTGATACTCGGACAGCTGCCCGACCGCGGCCCCCGGTTCGTCTCTTACGCCCTCACGACTCAGACCGCCATCGTTATGGCCGCGGCCATTGCGCTCGATGGGGGTGCACGATGAGACACCCCGACCGCGTCACGATCGCGCGATACAAGCCGGGAAAGCCAGCGGGCCGCCGGTGGTGTTTCGCCTACTCACGTCCCAGGGCTTTGGATCCTAACCGGCACGCTGGCGGTGCGTTCGGGTATCTGGGCTCAGATTTTAGCCCCACGGGGCACCGCTGGGCGTGGTGCGACGACATTACGCCGACAGTACGGCACCGCGGGTGGTACACCGACGCCGACGGCACCGGCGACACGATCCGGGGGCTAGTGGTGCGCCTCGCCCACGGGCGGGGATTCCTCGCCGGGTGGTCGATGGGGGAAGGCATGGCCACCAGTGTGGACACCCTGCACATATATGACGAGCAAACCGACGCGGCGCACGCCGCCAACGATCTGGCCCGCCGGGCCGCTGAGCTGGAACAGGAGCTGCAACATGTCGAAGATTGAAACGCTTGGAACGTACACCATCCCCGCGTGGGCACTGCCCTACCTCATCAATGGGGACGCGTCGGGGCTCGATGGCGAGGAACAGCAGGCGGACGAGTGGACGCGCGACGCGTTCCCCGACCACGATTGCCTCACGTTCGAGAGTGAGGGGTCGGAGTATTTCGCCCCGTGGTCGGCCTTCGGGCCGCTGGGGGACACGTGCGTGGATGTCACAGTGCACGGACACCCGAAGGCATTACCCGCGGGCACCATATCCCAGCAGATACCCCTCCTAAGCCCGCCCGCCGACGTGGTGGGCTATGAGGTGCGGCCGTGCCGTGACTCCTCAGACGACGACGGCACGCCCCGCGTTGAAGAATGCGAGGCCGACGAGGCGCAATTCTGGGGACTGTATGAGGTGCGCCGCGACCACATTCCCCACCTGAGAGACTACCCGACCGAAAAGGAGGCGCGCGACGCGTGCGCCAAAATGACCGCCCTATTACCACCAGATGACGAGGAGTAACACCATGTCCCACGAAGTGACCAGTAGCGACGCCCCCGAGTATCAAGTGCCGGCCCTGGAACGCGACGACGCCATCATCGCGCGCGCCCTTGCCATCCTTGAATCCCGGGTAATGCGGCAGACCATAGACAGCACCACGCGGGCCGCCGAGTATCTCCGGCTCCTGTATGGGGAGGAGGTGCGCGAGGTGTTCGCCCTTATGCACCTAGACTCGCAACGCCGGGTGATAAAAATCGAGCCCCTGTTCTGGGGCACCTTGGACGGCTCGATGGTGCACCCGCGGGAGATATTGCGGGCCGTGCTGGACGCCAACGCGGGGGCCGTGATCCTTGTACATAACCACCCGTCGGGCGTGCCGGAGCCTAGCCACGCCGACGTGGCCATCACCAAAAAGATCCAGAACGCCCTCGCTACCATCGACGTGCGTGTGGTGGACCACATAGTCGTGGCCGCGGGCGGCGCGGTGTCCTTCGCGGAAAGGGGGCTACTGTGAGCCAATTCCAAGTATTCAGGCGCCGCGCATGGCGTAAGGACGGGGACCGCTGGGTCCCCTTGGCCACCCCCGGCCGACATCATTGCTACGTCAGCAGCGAGGAGGAGGCCCGGCGGATCTGCCAGCAGGCCAACGCCGACCGCCCCGCCTACGGGACCGCCGGCTACTATCGTTTCACATACACCGAGTACAGGAGAGTTTAGATGGAAAAGCACAGTGTAAACGGGGTGCCCGGCACCCTTACGCGTACCCCCACCGGCTCGCGCTGGGTGTCTGATCCGGTGCCCGCGGGGCATGGTTGGAACGGGGCCGGGGCATTGTTCCGGGCGTTCCTCAGGTTTGACGATCCGAGCGGGATCGACTCCCCGTCGTTCGCAGTGACCGGGCAAGTGGACACCGTCGCAAGCCGGCGAGCCGGGGACATCGTGGCGGGAGGCATGCTGCACGATCAGGTCCGGCAGTTTTTCCCCGGGCTGGCGGAGCTGATCCCGTGGCACTTGTGCTACACCCACGGCCCGCTGCACTACGTGGCCAATACTACCTACCACGCCCGGAACGGGGACCTTGATCTGGCCCGGGACTCGGCACTATGGCCAGACGCCACACTCGAACAGCTGCAGGACGAGGCGCAATTACTCGCCCGCCTCCCGGATCTTGTCGAACGCTTCAAGGCGGCCATGCGCGCCGCCGGGCTCGATGGGGGTGCACTATGACGCGCCGCGCATATACCAACGCCTGGCAATTCTTCGACGAGGTAGCCCGGGATCTGGATCCCAACGACGGCCCCATGATGTCCGAGGCATGGAACGACTTTACCGACGGGCTGCAGCGTGACGGCTACATGACGGCCTTAGAGCTGAGCTACTGCCCGGCACATGGGGACGAGATACCCGACGACGCCCGGGAGCACGTGCTGGACCGCATGCGCGTGCGGGCGTCGGTAGAGATTGACCCAACGCACCGGAGCGTTCCCGGCGGGTACTGGGCGGAGATACGCCACGGCACGCACCGGGCACGGTGGCGCCTCCCGGCTCGCACCACGTGGGCGGAGGACGTCACGGGCGGGGACTCAATAGAGGTACTCGGGGCGTTCCTGCAGTGCCTCGAAGTAACCGAGGGCGGGCGCCCAGATGACCCGGCGGAGCGTAACGCGTACAATATAGCCAAAGGGGTGGAGCGGCGCCTGCGCGTGCTGTTCTCCGCGGACCATCTGCGGGACCTGCGCACCATGTGGGAGGACTACTAGATGGCCACATGGTTAACCTATGTGCGGGCGTACGTGCCGGGGGTGGATCCTCGCCCCCTGCTGCCCCGGCCCGGCCAGCTCCGCGGGGTGGTGCGTGCGCTGCTCCGCCTGCACGGTGTGGACGATCCCGACGCGGTGGTGCCTTGGGACGACCCAACGCCAGCGCCGCGGGGCGTCCCCCCGTGCCCGCTGAGTGAGGCCCTACTGATCGCCGCCGAGCGGCACGGATCGCCCTTGTGGCGTAGTAATTTGAGGGTGGCCACGCTGGCCACGTTTCCAGGACCGGATCGCGCCGACGTGGCGCGCGCCATCAATGAGGTGCTAAGAGATGTCAGCGCAAAGAGTGAGAGAGTTTAGAGAGAGGCAGAAAGCGGCCGGCTTGGTGGAGTTTCGCATGTGGGTCACGGCGGCCGAGCTGGCTGCCCTGAATAAATTCAAACGCGATTGTGAGGATCTGCGCAATGGAAGAACCCCAGGAAATACAACTAGCCGTTAAAGGTGTCAGCAGCCAGCCGGGGCACCAGCCTTGGCAAGTGCGCTGGATAATGTCCGGGATCGACCAGGAGGGGCGCCACGTGCGTGGATCCGTCCCGACAGGGGCGAGCGTGAAGCCCGGCGACGTCGTGGCGTTCCGGGCACGCCTGAGGGTTAAACGCCTGACGGCCTGCAGCCAGTGGGAATTTGTCAACCCGCGGGGGTTTCACCATGTTAAGACATGATGCGCGGCTTGCGGGGTGGGCGTTGGGGTGGGCGTTGGGTGCCGTCGGGGGCCTGGCGCTGCTGGTGCTGCTGATCGAGCTGGCGCTGGCCCCGCCCAGCTGGGAGCCCTTCGAAGTGCCACCGGGGTGCGCCCTGGCCGTGACCGACTCGGGGCGCCCCTTCGCGGTGTGTCCTGCTATTCCTTCCGGTACCGACGACCCCGCCACCCTCCCGCGGCCTTGATAGGCCAATCCGCACACCACGCTGGCAGCGTCACCATGAGGCCCTCGAACTCCTCGATGCTGCCGGCGCCGGTGGGCACCTCCGCCCCCAGCTCGTCGTGGGTATGCAGCACGACCGGGTAGCCCGCCCTCTCCACGTTAATCATCCCATGCTGAAAAATGTCATAGCACACCGCTTGCGTCACGTTCTCGGTTAGGCTCCCCCCGTAGGTCTCTACGCGCACCCAGCCCGGCGGGCCTTTCTTCGGGTTGCTATTGTCCGTCCAGTAGGTGATTGACCACGACGGCCCCCCGTGGCCCCGTGCGGGCACCTGGGTCAACGCCGGGCGATGGTAGTGCAGGCAGCGACCGCTCGGGAGACGGCACACCATGACATCCCGGGCCGGGTCGAACGTGTACGTTATGTACCGGTAGGTAGCCGGCCGCCCTGGGTGCAAGTAGGCCCAGATCCACGCGCCCTCAAGCCCGTAAAGCTCCGGCGCGAAGCTCCATGACTCTGGATCCTTGCGGTACTGGCCGCCCCATAATTCCACAATGGCCGGGGAAGCGTCGCGCCACGCCAGGATCGCGGTCTTGATCTGGTCGTCGGTCATAAACTCGTCGGCCCCGAACGCCTTCCAGGCACCGATCCAACCCTGGTACCCGCTCGCCAGCTCGGGGACCTTGCCGTATGGCTTGCGGTGGGGGTGGTGCTGCCCGGTGCGTTTCTTGTACTCCACGTACTCCTCGAAGGGCGTCCCGGTGATCTTGCTCGCGCACATCTCATATATTTTCCCGTGCGACTTGAACACGTCGATGCGCCATTGCTCGCCCGCCAGGCACGCCACCCCCACGCCCTCGATGGCGGTGTAATCCGAGCATATGAATTCAGACTGAGGGGGAGTCTGCAGGAACGCCCGGGTACACCCCGCCATGACTTCGAGGACCTGGTCCCCGAACAGCTGCAGGCACCAGCCGGCGTTCCGGGTGGCGAATTGCTTAATGCAAAACTCCGCGACCTCCGCGTCCCATTCCATAGGCGTGGCATTGTCAGCGTGCGCCCCGCACCCGTACACCGGACACGTGGACGTGACGGCCGCGCGCAGGTACAGGCACGCGCACGCCGGGCACTTGTGCAGCACTGGCCCCCCGCTTTTCATATTGTGCGTTTGGGTGCCGTGGGAGGCATACCGGCCGGTGTGGGCTTGGTGCCACACGTAGCAGCCCCGGACGCGGCCATCCGCCCCCGCCTGGTACTTGAAAGAGTAGAGTTTCTTTACCCCGGCGCTGGCGAGCGCGGAGCGGATCTGCAGCACACGGTACTCGCTGGGGTGCGTGGTGCGGTCGAGCCCCTTCAGGGCCGTGGTGACTGCCTCGTCGTCCATGCTGTAGATGAATACTCCCCGGGTGCGTAGCCATTCCTGGATCTTCGCAATCTCCGAGGCGGAGCCCACGGCGCCGTTGGTGAGGCGCTGCAGCTCCTGGGTGAATATCTGGGTAACCTGTTCGAGTACGGCGATGCAATGCTCCACCGTCTCCAAGTCGATGGGGATCCCGCGCAGGTTAATGCGCTCGCTGGTAAGCCATGCCTCCCGCTGGGCGGGGGACAAGGGGGGACAGTAGGCTGTGACCGACGCCTCCGCGTCCACGTCGTCGCCGTTGTATTGGTACAGATCCCGGCACTGTGGCGCGTCGTCGTAGGGTTGGATCCGGAGCCGCGGGTCCGCCTTGGTAGGGTTGCGGGGGATGGAATAACGATTGATGACCTTACGGCCGAGGGCGGAGTCCTTCAAAGCCACACCGATGACGGCAGACGCCCGCCCCAGCTGCCCCGGTAGGCCGTACGCCCGGGCGCGCGCCGCGGAGCAATCCAGCTGCTCCAGGGGGAGCATAGGCCAGCCCAGCTTCCGGTAGGCTACCCAGTACCATATAGCAAACTCAAACCCCGCGTTGAATGCGCTGAGCACCCCACCGCGGGCGATGTAGTCGAACAGCTCTACAGGGGGAGGGCAGAATGGAGCCCACCAGCGTTTACCCACGCCGTCCTGCAGATCGTAACTGAGACTGATTATCTCGGTACTTGGGTGCTGGGCGTAGACGTGCATCCCGACCAGCTCCAAGCCTTTTTTGGTGGCCCCCGGGCCGGCGAGTGACACCCACTTGCGGGCGTCCTCCCGGTACACCATCCCCGCCTCCGAGTACGTTTCGAAGTCCAACCCAGGGGACGCACTCATCGGTTACCCATCCACCCGTTGTTACCAGGGAATGTCTGTGCAGGCGAGGCACCAGCGTTCGCCGGGTTGTAGCCGGGCCCCGCACCCGGGGCACCCGACGGCCCCGGGTAAGGTGCGTTTGGGTTGAATGCCCCCGGCACGTTGCCGGCGTTGGGGTCATACCCGGGGTTGTAGCCGCCAGGCATCTGGCCCGGCATTCCGCCAGGCATCTGGCCCGGCATTCCGCCAGGGCCTGCACCGTTCGGGTTATACGCCGGGGCTCCGGGGTTGTAGCCGCCAGGCATCTGGCCCATGCCGGGGTTCGGGTTGTACGCGGGGGCTCCGGGGTTGTAGCCTCCTGGCATCTGGCCTGGCATCTGGCCCGGCATCTGGCCCGGCATCTGGCCTGGCATCTGGCCTGGCATTCCGCCTGGCATTCCGCCCGGGTTGTAGCCGGGAGCACCACCGCCGACCGGGGCCACCGGTGTGGCGCTGGCGCCCGCAGGCATGTAGGCGGGCTGGGCTTTGAACACCTCGCGTGGATCCGGGCCTTTGAAAATCTCAGGGCCGAAGGCGACGCGCTCCACCATACTGTGGTTGATGTACATGCCGGGCTTTTGCGAATTGCCGTTGCCCGCGATAGTGCCGGCTACGCGGACGTACATCCCCAGCGGTATCTCTTTGGGGTCGATGGGCATGCCGCTGGAGTAGCACCGCGGGGCAAACCCGCTGCTGAATTTCACCACGTAGCACCCGGCGTAACCTTCGCGCTGGGAGTACGGAATGTTCTTACTGTCCACCCCGTCCCCGTCGATGACCTTCCAGGAGAAGTTAGGGGGGATCTGCGGACCCCACGCCTGCTGTGCTGCAGACATGAGTAGCTGCTGGAATTGCGCCAGCTCGGGGGAACGCTTCTCGATGGCCAGCATAAAGAAGTAATCCACACGGGGGGCGCCTTTGTTGGCCCCGGACTTCACGACCAGGGCGTCGCCCTGCATGTCGGTAGTTTCAGGGTCGGTGAGAGAGCCGGCCACAAGGCGGCCGACTGGGCTTACAAATTGAACAGGTTGCATTTACTTTGCTCCAAAAACTTGCTTGGCTTTGGTCCCATCATCGGCCACGACTTTCGGGCCTCCGCTGGGGGTTTCAGTGTAGGCCGCGATGACTGCCTTGAACTCCGGCACTCCCTTGGCTTTCAAAACTCGCTCCGCCTCCGCTGGGGACACGGGTTGTTCTTCGACTAGCACGACGCCCAGGGCGGCGCCCAGATCCTTCACGTCACTGGTAGTGACGGCCCAGCGACGACGGCCGCCGGTAATCTCCACCGCGAACCCGGGGATGAATTTCCCCCCGAGTACACGGGACTCCACCTCAATGTCGATGGCGGACTTGCGGGCCTTGATGGCCTTGTCGGCCAGGTCCAGCAGTGTGGCTTCAACGGCCAGGGCCTTGTCGGTGAGCACGTCGGGAACCGAGTCGCCCGCCAGCGAGAACGCTGAGAACGCCGCCTCGGCCGCTTTGGGACACACGTGACGACGGGCGCAGTCAATGCAGTGCGGGCCGCTGCGCAGCACCGGATCCGGGCCGTGCGCCGCCTGTGCTGACGTAGCCAGCCAGTTGATCGTGGCCCGGATGTCCGACGCGGCGCACGACCACACTTTGACCCCGTTACCTCCCGCCTGGTAGCTGCGGGGCTGCACGACACGGAACTCCAATTGCAGCCGCTGATCCGTGAACCCGTCGATGCCCAGCGACGTCAGCACGCCCTCGGCGTACAGCGTCAGCTGCAGATTGCCCACGGCTTTGACCGGGCGGTGGCCGTACTTGAACTCCCAGATGACCAGCCGGTGCTTAGCCGGGAACCACACGTACAGATCCGACGGGCCACCCATCGCCGGGTGCACGCGAGGCATGGCCAGGTGCTGCTCCGCAAATATGTGGTGCGGATCCCCGTGCTCGTCCAGGACGTCCATAAGGTCATTGAACAAGTCCAGCGCCGCCAGGTACATCTCGCGGGTGATGGTGGTGCCGTCGTGATCCTGCCGGTTCACGTACTGGTCCACGTGCGGCACTTCGCCGGTCTTGAGGAAACGCTGGACCATGAGTTTGACGGCGAAGTGCGCCGCGGTGCCCTCCCGTGCCGACTGGGTCACGGGGAGCGCCGGGGCGGTGGCGTAAAGCGTGCGGGAGCCCGGGCACGGACCCCAGACTCCTGCCTCCGAGGGAGGTGTGGTTACGATGACGGCCCCCATTACTGCGGCATCTCATACTGCAGGGCAGCGGCCACGCTGGGGATGTCCTGAGGGCGCGACGCCAGAAATGGCAAGCTGGCGATATTGAACGCCTGCAGCACTGAATTCATGGCCTCATCGTTGGATCTGCCGGACTGCACCGCGGCCGCGTGCGCCTTCAGGAAGCGGGGGAACGTCCACGCGCCGAGAGCGGGTGCAGCAGCCGTACCGGGAGCGGCACCCTGCTGAGCTGGCGTCTGGACTTGTGGAGCACCGGCACCGTTATCGGTCGGGAAGCTGATCGCCGGGGCGTTGCTCGGGAAACCGGGGGCACCGTTGTCGGTGGGGAAGCTGACGGTGGGGGCGCCCGCCGACTGGACGGCCGCGGCAAACTGCGGGGCGATCTTGCCGGCACCGGCGAGGATCTCACCAGCGACGCGCTCGTATACCCCGGCCTCGAGGTTACGGCGGCGCTGCCAGTGCCCGGTCGCGGTCTTTTTCTGGTTGCTGCTGTGAATGCGCTGGTCCCAGGGGAGTCCATCTGCATCCACGACGACGCCTTCGGGAAAGCTGGACGCTACTTGCGGGCCGCCCACGTTCTCGAAGCGGTGGTCGGGCTCCGCATGGTCGGGCGTGGTGTGGCCTGCGAACGGGGAGGTGGAAAGGTCCAGGCCGTATGACTGGCCGTCGGCACGATGGTCGGCCGTCGGATCCGGGGCGGTCATAACTGACGGGGAGATGCACGCCAGCAGGGCGTTTTGCAAGCCCCCCTGCTCGGCAATCTCGTCGTTACTGAGGATAAAGTTTACTGTCACTTGCATGGTAATTCTCCTGAGGATTGGGGTTGACACGCAGGGCAATCAAACCAGATACTGACGGCGTCGTCAACTAGGGAATTAAAATGCAGTTACGCGAACACCAAGTGCACATGGCCAATGGAATTGAGCAAGCGTGGGCCTCCGGCCACCAGAACGTGCTCGCCACGATGCCCACGGGGGGCGGCAAGACCCCAGTGTTTAGCCACATTCTCCACCAGCATCTGACGGAGCCGTCATGTGCCATCGCCCACCGAAAGGAACTGGTCGGGCAAATATCAATGGCGCTGGCACGCTTCGGGGTACGCCACCGTGTGATCGGCCCTCCCGAGCTGGTGAAGTACGTGATTCGGCGCCAGCAGCAGAAACTGGGCCGCGACTTCTACCAGCCGAATGCCCAGTGCGCGGTCGCCGCGGTGGACACCTTGATCCGCCGGAAGAACGAACTAAAGCAATGGCTCCCCCAGGTGCGGCGCTGGGTTCTCGATGAGGGGCACCACCTCCTCCAAGGCAACAAGTGGGGGACGGCCGTAGATATGTTCCCGAACTCGCTGGGGCTCGGGGTGACGGCCACGGCCTGCCGCGCAGATGGTAAGGGGCTCGGCCGGGAGACTGACGGCCTGTACGACCACCTCGTCCGCGGGCCGAGCGGCCGGGTGCTCATCAATGCCGGGTGGCTCAGTGACTATGACCTGGTGTGCCCCACGTCCGACTTGGTTGTCGATGAGGCGCCCGGTGGATCCGGCGACTGGTCCCACCTTCAGCTGCGCAGGGCCGCGAAACGCTCCCACATCGTCGGGGATGCGGTGACCGCGTGGCTAAAGTACGCCGGCGGCCGTCGCACTATCCTGTTCGCCCCGGACGTGGAGACGGGTGTGGATCTGGCCGAGCGATTCCGTAAAGCCGGGGTCCGGGCAGAATTTGTGAGCGGGGAGTCCCCGACCGACATCCGTAACGAGGTGTGCGACCGGTTCGAGCGGGGGGAGCTGGACGTCCTCATCAATGTGGATCTGTTCGGTGAGGGGTTCGATGTCCCCGCGGTGGAGGTGGTGCAGATGTGCCGCCCAACGCAAAGTTTCGGGCTTTATAGCCAGATGTTCGGCCGGGCGCTGCGGATCCTCCCCGGGGTGTACAAGCTCGCCAGGATTATCGACATGGTGGGGAACGTGGAACGCCACGGGCTCCCGGACAGGGAGCTGATCTGGACGCTGGACGCTCGAGAGAAACGCCCCCGCTCGCAGAATTCAGATGACGACATCCCCATGCGGGTGTGCGTCGGGTGCGCGAAGCCGTACGAGCGGTACCGGGTCGGGTGCCCATACTGCGGCCTGCTGTTTGCCCCTGCCGCGCGCAGCACCGTGGAGGAAGTGGACGGGGATCTGGGCGTGCTCACCCCTGAGATGTGCGCGGTACTGCGCGGGGAGCTGGACAAGGTGAACATGAGCCCCGCTGCCGTCATGCGGAAAATGCAGCACGCCGGCGTGGCCGAGTACGTGGTGCGAGTCGCGGGGAGCCGAATCGCGGAGAAACAACTGGCGCAGGAAGCTCTACGCCGGTGCATGGAGTGGTGGGGGTTCTATCAAACCCAGCGGGGCCTGCAGCCGCGCGAAGTGCAGAAACTGTTTTACTTGATGTTCCAGTGCGACGTCATCACGGCCCAGACCCTGGGACGGGCGGAGGCGCTGGCGCTCGCTGAGAAAATTAACCGGGAGATTTTGCGTTATGCGTAAATGGCTTATCAAGAAACTGCTGCGTGGGATGAAACCCACACCGATGGTGAAGTATGCCGAGACCGAGCTGGTGCTGGCCGGCCTGTTCGACAAGGATAGCGATTACGGTGGGGAGCTGGCCGCCAACGTGCTGGACCTGGTCCGCCTGCTGGCCACCCAGCGGCATTCCGGAATGAGCGTCGAGCTGACGCTGAGCCTCTTTGCCAAGCTGGCCCACCGCACCCCCCTCACACCGCTGACAGGGCACGCCAGCGAGTGGAAGCAGGTAGGGCCGGACGACAAGGTGCTAATGAATACCCGCTGCCCCCGGGTGTTTTGCCAGGAATTGAACGGGGCGATGCACGCGTGGGATAGCCAGGGGATGCGGGCGGTACACCCGGACGGGGCGGTGCAGGACTACGCCGTCCAGGTTCAATTCCCCTACTCGCCCAAAACGGAAGTGGTGACCATCGACCGCGGAGGGGAAAAATTATGAGTATTCAGATTCGCACTATCTCCGGCACGCTGGACATTGAAAGCCTCGAGGAGCTGGTTAATTACCGGTTCGAGATCGAGGAGATAGCGCGCGCACTATCCAAGACCTGCCGGTTCAACGGCCAGTTACCCGGCGACTTCTTCTACAGTGTGGCCGAGCACAGCGTCCTCCTGTCCTTCCTGGTGCCCCCGGAGTTTGCAAAGCACGCGCTCCTGCACGACGCCGGGGAGGCGTACATCGGGGACATTATCCGCCCTATAAAGCATGCGGTGGGTATGCGACTGGATGCGATAGAGCACAGGGTCCTCGAAATGATACTGAGTAAACGCGGCATGTCCACGACGCTGCCGGACGAGGTGGTGTCTATAGACCGGTGGGTGGCTGCCGTCGAGCTGGAAACAATCTGGGACGCCCATCGTGTGGCCCGCGGTAATCCCCCGCTGCGCAGCATGGCCCCGGGGCTGCACTTGAATTGCCATGATCCTGCAGAAGCCTACGCCCTGTTTCTCGCCCGCTATGACGAGCTGTTCGAGAAGCCGGAGCCGCCCCAATGAGCGAGGGGTCTTTCGTCCCGGAGCCGTGGATCCGAATCCGGGAACACCCGACGTGGGGGCAAATAGCCATATACAAGTCCATCTCCGCCAACGGCTTTCCATGCGTGGAGGTGGCGGTCTGGGTAGTCCACACAATGGGGACGATCCGCGTCACGACCGAGTTTGAGTCGTCCCTGCTGGGCGTCCAGGAGCGTGACACGATGTTCTCCGCGCTGGGTGACTGGTCGGTGGATGTGCTGGTGGATGACCTAATACTGCCCGTGTGGCAGAAAATCAAAACTTCAACGGAGCATTAGATTATGAGCGACACAATAGAGCAGCTGGAACCTTACGACGCCGGGTACCTTTCGTCCTACGGCGAGGGGAATGTCGAATGGTGGCACGCCTACATGCGGGCGGAGCTTGAACGCGCCATGATGACCGCCTGGTGCCTAGTGGTGCTGGCCCCGCGGTATGACGAAGTGGTGATCCTTTTTGCGAACACCGGATCCGAGAACGAGGAGACGCTGGAATTTGTCCGCCGGTGCGCCGAGCACTGGGGCGTCCCCGTGATCTGGGTGGAGGCCGTAGTGCACCACGGGCGGCGCAAGTCCAGCACCCACCGTGTGGTCGATTTTGAGACCGCCAGCAGGAAGAACGAGCCCTATGAGGAGATGGTCAAAAAGTACGGGATACCGAACCGGGCGTGGCCACACTGCACCAGGGAGCTGAAGCTACGGCCCATGAAGTCCTACCTTAAATCCATCGGGTGGAAGGACGGGACGTACGACACGGCCGTGGGGATCCGCGTCGATGAGATAGACCGGATCGACCCCAACTATGAGGCCCTACGGCTCATTTATCCGCTGGCGTTCGAAGGGATGTGCCCGTCTACAAAGCCCCAGGTGAACACCTACTGGCGAGCGCAGCCGTTCCGGCTTTACCTCACCGGGTACCGCGGAAACTGTGTATTTTGCTGGAAAAAGTCGCTTCGGAAGCACCTCACGCTCATATCTGAGTGCCCCGAGGTTTTTTCCTTCACCGACAGGATGGAACGCGAGCACGGCATGGCCGGCCACAATGAGGACGGGCAGCCCCGGGTTTTCTTCCGGGAAAAAATGTCCACCCGGGATCTGTTCACCAAGTGGGCCGAGGGTGGGTGGGAGAACGCGCCGGATGACGCGGACGTCTACATGGGCATGCCGCTGGACACCCCCGACGGGTGTACCGAGTCGTGCGAGGTAAATTGGGGAGAAAAGCTGTGATACTGAATAATTGGGCGATGAGGCACGGCGTTTCTGCCGGCGCCCTGCACGAACTCAAAATGATGATAGGGGTGGCCCCTATGCCGGAGAGCACCGGGGGCGAGACCCCCGAGCAGTCCGTATCCAAGGCCGTGCGCCTGGAAGCGGCGAAGGTGGGCATTACCCTCCTGCGCAACAATATCGGCGTGGCCTACGATGAGCGGGGGGTACCGGTGCGCTTCGGGCTGGCCAATGACTCCGCCGAGATGAATAAGGTACTGAAGTCCCACGACCTGATCGGGTGGACGCCGGTGGTAGTCACACCTCAGATGGTGGGCAGTAAGGTGGCCGTGTTCACGTCCCGTGAGGTGAAGCGGGGCGGGTGGCGATACACTGGCACCGCCACGGAAGTGGCTCAGCTGAAGTTTGCGGAGCTGGTGCTGGCGGATGGTGGGGACGCGGCGTTCACGTGCGGCCCGGGGAGCTTTCGACGATGAATACCCCGAAGCCGGGCGACCGGATAGTGGTGTGGTTTTCCTGCGGGGTGGCGTCAGCGGCAGCCGCCTACATGACGCTGCGCAAGTACGGGGCGTCCTGCAGCGTGCGCCTGGTGAATAACCCAATCCTCGAGGAAGGGCCGGATAACCCCCGGTTCGCCCGGGACGTGTCCAGCTGGCTGGGCGTCCCTATCGAGCTGGCCATAAACCCCGAGTACCCCAACTGCAGCGTGGAGGAGGTGTGGGAGCGACGCAAATTCATGGTGTCGAAGCATGGCGCCCCGTGTACCGTCTCCCTGAAGAAACACGCGAGGTAGGGCTGGGAGGCGTTGAACCCACATGAATGGCTCGTCCTGGGGTTCACCGCGGAGGAGACGGGGCGGCACGCCAGGTTCTGCAGCTCCGAGCGCGACAATGTGCTCCCGGTGCTGATTGACGCCGGCATGACCCGGGACGATTGTTACTCGCTGATACTGGGCGCCGGCATAGGGCTCCCCCTGGCGTACCCTAAGGGCTACGCGAACGCCAACTGCCCGGGGTGTGTGAAGGCGACGTCCCCGACTTACTGGAACCACGTGCGCCGGGTGGATCCGGAAGTGTTTGAAAGCCGGGCGAAGCAATCCAGGCGACTGGGGGCCAAGCTGGTGCGGTACAAGAATAAGCGGATATTTTTAGATGAGCTGCCACCGGATGCCGTTGGGCGACCGATGAAAAGCGTGGACTTTGAATGCGGTATTTTCTGCGAGGAACGATTGTGAGTAACCGAAAAGTAGATCCCCGAGTCCGAAAGGAGACGATCCTCGCCGCGGCGTCCACGCTGGCGACCCTCGCCGGTAACCTGGCCGTGAGCCGCGAAGCGGTGGCCAACGCTACGGGGCTCGGGGAGGGCACTATCTCCCTGCACTTCTCCACCATGCACCAGCTGCGCAAGGAGGTGGTGCGCCGGGCGCTGGCGAACCGGGACGTGCCGGTGCTTGCCTTGGCCACCGGGTCCGACAAGTACCGCGTGCCGCTCCCGGAGGATCTGAAAGCGTTGGTGCTGTCCCACATCGGGGAAACGGTATGACCCAGATCCCACCAGCCTTGGCCGCGCTGGCCGGTATCAATCAGTTTATTCTGTACATCACGGCGCCCGACAAGAAACCGGGGAAGCTGAAAAAACTGCCGGTCAACCCCCACACGCTCGAGGTGGTGTCCGCCCACGACCCGCAGCACTGGGTCACCTTGGGGGACGCCTGGAGCATGGTGTCGTGCCTCGGCAAGTCCTACGGCATAGGGATGGTACTTACTGAGCGCGACCCCTACTTCGCCGTGGATCTGGACAGCTGTTTTGATCCCGCCACGAACACGTGGACCCGGCTTGCGCTGGAGGTGTTCGCCATGTTCCCGACCGCGTGGGTGGAGCTATCGCTGAGCGGCCGTGGCGCCCACATCATCGGGCGCGGCCAGTGCCCCCTGCATAAAACCAAGTACGCCGGCCCGGACGGCGCCATCGAGCTGTACACCAAAGACCGCTTTATAGCCCTGACGGGAATCAACGCCGGGGGCAATCCGGACTCCGATCACACTGGGGCACTGCACGCGATGGTGGCCCGCTGGTTCACCCCTACGGCGGGCGATGCGGTGGATGTGGAGTGGCGCGATGAGCCGGTACCGGAATGGTGTGGCACGGATGACGACGCGGAGCTGATCGAGCGGGCATTGCGCTCCTCGAGCGGGGCCAGTGCGTTCGGCCGCAAAGCGTCGTTCAAACAGCTATGGGAGGCCGATGTGGATGCCCTGGGGCGCGTATTCCCGGATCCATCACGGGAGTATGACGCCAGCTCGGCCGACGCCGCCCTCGCGCAGCACTTGGCTTTCTGGACGGGGAAGAACCACGAACGCATGGACCGCCTCATGCGGCAGAGCGCCCTGGTGCGCGATAAATGGGACCGGGAGGACTACTTGCCCCGCACGATCAAGGGGGCCGTGTCGATGCAAAAGGATGTCTACGTTTCTCGAAGCCTCGCCCCCGCTGGCGGACCTGGTCCCGAGGGTAAGGTGGTGGAGGGGGAAGTGCTGCGCGACGGCTTCCAATTCATGTCCGCCACGCAGCAAGTCGAGCATTTCCACGGGTGCTGTTACATTCGAGACCTCCACAAAGTTTTCGTCCCGGACGGGGGGCTCCTGAAGTCGGAGCAATTCAACGCGACGTATGGAGGTTACACCTTCGCAATGGACAGCAGCAATATCAAGACCACGAAGTCGGCCTGGGAGGTGTTCACCGAAAGCCAGGCGCTGCGCTTCCCGAAGGTGACGTCCCTGTGCTTCCGCCCCGACATGCCCCCCGGAGCCGTCTGCGAGCACGAAGGGCGCACGCTCCTGAATACCTACGTCCCGGTGCACACCGACGCGCGCCAGGGTGATACAGGGCCGTTCCACGCCTTCATGGCAAAGCTCCTGCCAGATCCTCGAGACCGGATGCTGCTGTGGTGCTACATGGCCGCGGTGATCCAGTACCCGGGCCATAAATTCCAATGGTGGCCATTCCTGCAGGGCGTCGAGGGCAACGGTAAGACCCTCATATTCCGCGTGGTGGAACATTGCGTCGGCCAGCGGTACACCCACTATCCCAACGCCTCGGACATCGCCAACGCGTTCAACGGGTGGATTTACGGCAAGATTTTCATTGCCATCGAGGACATCAAAGTGCGGGGGAAAAATGATGTCATGGAGGCCCTCAAACCGATGGTGACGAACGACCGGATAGACGTCCAGTACAAGGGTAAGGACCAGGTGACGCTGGACAATTGCGCCAACGGCATGGCCTCGAGTAACTACAAGGATGGCGTGCTCATCGGCATAGATACCCGCCGGTTCGCGCCGTTCTTCACCGCCCAGCAGACTGAGAACGACCTGCAGCGGGACGGCATGATCGGGGACTATTTTCCACGGCTGCGGTACTGGTTGAAGCAGGAGGGCTACGCGTACTTGAACCATGAATTGCGCGCCTTCGCTATCCCCGACGACATGAATCCGGCCCGCCTGTCCACCCGAGCCCCGAAAACCAGCAGCACCCGGGAGAGCGTCGAGGTGTCCCGCGGCGCGGCGGAGCAGGAGGTTATCGACGCCATCGAGCAGGAACTGGTCGGCTTCCGCGGGGGCTGGGTGTCGTCCATCTCCTTGAATCTCCTCCTCGAGCGCAAGGGGTTCGCCAAGGCCGTACCGCCCACCGCAAGGCGGGCTTTCATGCAGGCGCTGGGGTACGATTGGGTGAAGCTGTTCGAGGGCGCCCGTGGCCGCGCCAGCTCCGCCATAATGCAGGAGGGCGGTCGCCCAGTGCTCTACTTGTCCAAAGCTGCCCCCCAGCCATTCCACGACGGCGCGGGAGCGGTACACGCCTATGTCGTGGCACAGGGGTACGCATGATGTTGATGGAATCCTACCTTTCCCACCATTGCTATGACGTCAGCAAGCCGCTTCCCAGGGACGTGCGGATCCTCGATGTGATCGGCCGTTCCGTCATATACGTGGATGAAAACACCACGAAGCACCCCCGTACCATTGTGGCCGTCCGTGGATCCATGAGCTCCTCCGACTGGGTGGGGAACGCGTTTGCAGTAAAGGCCCCGCTGCGCACCCCGCACGGCACCATCTACGGCCACGGTGGCCACATTCTCACGGCTCGCGCTACCTTCGCAAAAGAGTCACAGCTTAGCTGGCGTGGCCTCGTTGGCCTGTCTCCTACCTTCTGCGGCCATTCTTCCGGGGGGTCTATGGCCACGGTGCTGGCCCTGCTGATCGGGCGGCCGCGGTACAGCCTGGTGACCTTCGGGCAGCCCCGCTTCTCCACCGCCACGGAACTATGGCGAGCGATGGGGGAGCCCGGCCAGGTGGACTATACCCGCGTGGTCAATGGCTCCGACGCCGTCCCCCGCTACCCTTGGCCGCTGGGATTCAGTCATGCCGGCCGATTGATGTACTTCCGCAATGACGGGGTGCTGGTGCCGGACGCTGGCGTCATCACCCGTGGCATCGACCGGCTCAACTACCCGTTCACGGAACGACTGACCGATCACTCCGCGTACGACTACTTCACTTCGGTTTGGAGGCACTACTATGGAAAATCGCTTGATCCTTCGACGTTTGTTACCGGGTGAGCTGCGCGTCCCTGAGGTGGGGATTGGCCGCACGTTCGGGCTCCTGCAGATGGGGCCGATAACGCTGCGCACCCTCGAGCGGGAGTGGATCCCCGGGCCGCACGGCTGCGGAGCTCCGAACGTGAGCTGCCTGCCAGCGGGCGAGTATGAGCTGGTGTGGAGAGAGTCCCCCAGCAAAGGAATGCGCCTGCACTTCCGTAACGAGGATCTGGGGGTGTACGTCGAGAGTCATTACCGGGAGCACCCCTGGCAGCGGTTCAGCTGCATGTTTCACCCGGCAAACTACGCGTCAGATCTGGCCGGGTGTATCGCGGTCGGAGAGACGTTCCAGGACTTCGGGGGCAAAGGTTTCGGGGTCGGCAGATCCACGCTGGCCACGCGCGCCCTCGAGGCGTATGTGCGAGAGCACGGCATCACTACATTGGAGATACGGGAATGAGAGTTTTTATGCTTCTGGCGCTTCTGGCGCTGCTAGTGGGGTGTGGTTCGAGTCAGTCACATGTCCGGATCACGTGCGGGACAGGAGGGGGCTGGGGGAGTTTCTTCGGGCTGGGGGCTGACGTGCGCCAGATAACGCACTCGGATCCGGACCACGTGTTCACCCCCGACGAGTTGAAAATGGTGGACAGGTTTTGCCCGCCGGAGCTGGACCAGTTGAAGCGCATCATAGGGGACCAGTAGGGGAACCCGCCGACACCGGTGCGGAAGGCCCGGGGAGGTTAGCCGTGATCGAGGGCGCCCCCCGGGAGAACCGGTCATTGGCCATGCGCTACTCCGCAGGTTCGCCCCCACCCGTGGCCTTGAGCGGGGCACCCTCTTTGTACTTCATCATCCGCATGGCGTATTCCTTCTCCTCGCGGAAGTGCCTGGCCAGCGTGCAGTAGATGGTGACGACCCCCAGGGCGATACCGACCAGGATAGAGATATTGCCAATACCTCCCGCCAGGTAGTCATACACCGCGCCGAACCATATCAGGACTATGGACAATGCGCCGCCGGTTTTAGGATCTTCCATCATTGCTGTGCCTCCATTACTGAGTTTGTGGCGTTGCTCGCTCCTTGTGCCGCGGTGGTGGCCACCGCCCCCTGGAAAATCCGCCCCAGGTTGAAGCGTTCGGACGCCGTCGCTTTCTCGAGAAGGTCCGCGGTTTTCGCCGGGTCCATCATCGTCTTAGCCAGCTCCCCGAGCGTGCGGTCCTTTGCGGACATGCCGGTGCGCTTGGCAATCTCGTTCAAGTAGGTAATTCCACGGTCAATCATGGCCGGGGCTCGCTCGGAATACGCCTCTCCCAGCACCAGGGCCGCGCGCTGGGCGCCCCGTGCCGCCAGCGCCTCATACTCGGCCATACGGGCCAGATCCGCGCCCACACGCTGGATTGCACTGATAGCCTGAGGGTTAAGGATGGCTTCCAGGCGGGGCTCGCGTCGGTATCCGGTGGCCCTGCTGATCGTGCCGGGGGCATCCCGCACCGCGCCGGCAAATACCTGGGCGCGTTGGGATCCGGAGGCGCCGGCGTCATCGAGGGCCGGCACCAGCTTGTCCCGCAGGTACGCCCCTATTTCCATCTCGTCGATGGGCCGAGACAGATCCGCGAACGTCGTGCGGGCCGCTTTGTACTC